TCCTTCAGTTTCATGAACGCAGACATTGAGTTCTGCTGTGGTGCTACTTTTGTTGACGATGACTTGTTGCTGAGTTTTGGTTATCAAGACAACTGCGCCTACATCTTGAAGATGCCCAAGACCATGTTAGACGAATTTTTGGGCATGGATGTAGCTGAACAAGAGTTTGATTGGGGCAAGATCGGACTCAACCCTTGGTTCCGTGACACAGTGAACGCCGAAGTGTTTGTGGATGACGCCTATGAACGATTCTATCCCGTGGAACCAGGTGATGTGGTCTTAGATGTGGGTGCCAGCGTGGGACCATTTGCCTGGAAAATCGCCAAGAAGAATCCCAAGCATATCTACTGCCTGGAACCCGAACCAGATCTGTTCCGCACCATGCAAAAGAATCTTGTGGGCGCTCCTGTGACCTATATCAACCGTGGCATAGGTGCCCAGGACGGCACGAACTACATGGTCGGCATGTACGAAGCCCACAAGACCGACATGAGCGATGGCACAGACGGCCGCATGCTGGATACCATACGCTTCAAGACCTTGATCCAAGACCACGACATCTCACACATTGACTTCCTCAAGACCGACTCTGAGGGTGGTGAATACGAAATCTTCAACGATGAGAACCTGGCCTGGATCACTCGCAATGTGAAAAAGATAGCCGGAGAGTTCCATCTCAACACACCAGAACTCAAAGCTCGGTTCCGTAAATTCCGTGACACTTATCTACGTCAGATGCCCACGCACCACATACTCAGTATGGACTATGTGGACATCAAACAGAATCTCTGGTGCGATTGGTTCATAGAGCACTACAGCGCCATCAATGTGTATATAGACAATCGCGTGGCTTTAGAGCACAAGAAGCCGTGGAATACTTGGCCAGCTGCCACTTTGGAAATCACCACCATAGTGCCAGAGAAAGGTTGCGTGGTTGATTGCGTGTTCTGCCCACAACGCACACTGGAAAAAGTCTACAAAGGCCAGCGTACCATGACCTTGGATGACTTCAAACGCTTGATTGAATCAGTGCCAACGGATGTGCGCATCACATTCTCAGGATTTATCGAACCTTGGATGAACAAGAACTGTAGCAGCATGGTGCTGTATGCGCACGAACGTGGGCACCCTGTCAGCATATTCACCACAGGTATTGGTATGAGCGTGGCTGACATTGAATCCATAGCTCACATACCATTCGCAGGCAATCCCAATGGTGGATTTACCCTGCATTTGCCTGACAGCGAACTGTTGGCACGGCATCCCATAACCCCAAGCTATATCAAGACCCTGACTTGGTTCCGAGATAACAAGCATCGCATACAGAATTTTGGACTCATGAGCATGGGAGCAGATTTGCATCCTGAGGTCAAACATCTATTCCCTGCGCCGGCGCCCAGTACCATGTGGGACCGTGCAGGAAATCTCAGCCGCGAGAAACTGCTCAAGCCGGACTTGATCCCATTACAAAATCGTTGGAACAAGATTGAGCACACAGATGGCCCTCGTACCTGCGGTTGTGTGGAGCACCTATACCACAATGTGCTGCTGCCCAATGGTGATGTGAGCCTGTGCTGCATGGACTATGGCTTGGATCATATCATTGGCAACTTGAACACACAGACCTATGAACAGGTCATACCCAAAGCTCAGACCAGTTACGACATCTGTCTACACTGCGAGAATGGAGCACATCCTGCACCGCAGCCCGTGAAGTTTTATGTGAATGGTGTGCAATGAAACACTTACTGAACTATATCCACAACCCCGAAGATGCACAAGCCAACTTTGATCTTGGCCTTGAATATGATCTCATGGGACAGACTGGTGCTGCTATCAGTTTCTATCTGCGCACAGCAGAGAGATCCCGCACAGACGTCCAGCAGTATGAAGCACTGTTGAGGATGGCCTTGTGCTTTGAGCGTCAGAAAACACGCGATGATTCAGAAAAGGTTCTGTTACAAAAAGCCATAGCTCTCATGGTCAATCGCCCCGAGGCTTACTTCTTGCTGAGCCGCTTGCATGAAAAACAGCAGCAATGGCATGACAGCTACACCGTAGCCTGTCAAGGATTGCAGGTATGTGATTTCATGCTGCCTGGATTGCCTACCAATGTGCAATACCCAGGCATATATGGACTGCTGTTCCAAAAAGGTGTGGCTAGCTGGTGGGTAGGACTCACAGAAGAAAGCCGTGAGATCATGTATGACCTCAAGACCAACTACGACCTTGATGACATGCACTTAACCGCGGTCAATAACAACTTGAACTCTTGTGGTTACCCAAAGAACATGGCTCCGAGCAGCACAGGGTTGGGTAGATACTTACATACTCCCTACGATTCCAGCATGCGAGATCGCATCAGGCTGTCATTCCCAGGACTAGAAACAATAGAAAAGAATCACAGCCAAAGCTATCAAGACTTGTTTGTGTTAGCAGCCACCAAAGGTGTAAGAAACGGACAGTATCTGGAGATTGGCAGCGCAGAACCTTTCAAAGGTAACAACACAGCCCTGCTGGAAACCAAATTCAATTGGCGTGGACTCAGCATTGATATCAATCCCAAGACCGTGGAAGAATTCAAAGTCCAACGCGATAACATGGTGATATGCGCGGATGCTACCACAGTGGATTATGCTCGGGTACTAAAAGAATCTGGATTCACACGTGAGTTTGATTTTGATTATCTACAAGTAGACTGCGAACCTCCGGAAACATCTTTCCAGATACTGCAACGTATCCCATTTGATCAATACACCTTCCGTGTGATCACATTTGAACATGACTACTACTGTGATCAATCAGTGCGTGACCGTAGCCGTGATTATCTCCGGAGCCAAGGATATGAACTATTGGTTAGCGATGTGGCCTACAATCGGTTACACAGCTATGAGGATTGGTGGGTACATCCTGATTTCGTAGATGAAACCACTCGAGATCAACTACGAGACATTGGCACCGACTTAAAGTTTGCCACGGACTACATGTTTCCCGTGGTCAAAGAAAACAAAACTGAAGTCACCGCGGACACTTCATTGTTCAACGCCGACGCTATGCCAGGTTTCTGGGTAGTGGATAACTTCTATACTGATCCCGATGCTATACGTGAGTTTGCATTGAAGCAGAGGTATCAGACCAATCACGATGGTGAGCAGGGTTACATTGGTACCCGTACTGAACAGCAGTTTTTGTTTCCGGGTCTCAAAGAAAGATTTGAACAGATCATGGGTCGACCTATCACTCGTTGGCATGAGCATGGTATGAACGGTCGTTTCCAATACTGCAAGGCCGGAGATCCTTTGGTATATCACTGTGATCTCCAGGCATGGGCTGGCATGCTGTATCTCACACCTGACGCACCTTATAACACAGGCACATCAACCTATGCACTCAAGGGCACTGACATCCGTCACCTGAGCCATCCTGACATTTATAGCTGTTTCAAAGCAGGATCGCGAAACTTTGATCGCACACCTTTTGAAACAGTGGATGTGCTGGGCAATGTTTACAACAGGTTGGTGATATTCAATGCAGGCTATTTGCATGCTGCCAGTGAATACTTTGGGTTCACAGCAGAAAACTCCCGCCTGTGGCAGATGTTCTTTTTTGACTAGAGCAAGCTCTGCTGGGCCTGCAGGATCTTGTTCTGCACTTCTTCGATCTTCATGGTGCTCCATAGCCCAGGATGCATGGGTCTAGGCCACTGACCACTGGCTATCCAAGCCCAACCTAAGTGTTCATGATTCAACTCGGGCTGGAACTCTGTGGCCACCGCGCAGAAGAATGTGTTGTATACGAATCCTTGATCTGAGCTGGTAAACTTTTCCAGGGGCATGAGCTTGGTGTATTCAGGCATGAAGCCCAGTTCTTCCCTACATTCACGATGCATAGCATCCATCAAGGTTTCGCCGGATTCGATCTTGCCGCCAGGCAACGCCCAACTACCAGGATGCCTGGGATCATTGCGCATGAGATACAGATAGCGATGTGTGGCGGTGCTGTAAAACCAAACACCTACGGCGTTTATAACACCAGGCTCCATGTGCCTCCGGGATACAGTCCTTGGTAGCTCTTGATCCAGCCGTTGCCGGTCCATTCGTATTGGATACCCGTGGTGATGTTGGTCACGAATTCTCGCGTGGTTATGGTCCTTGCTATGAATGTTACTCGCCATCTTGTGCCTGTGTATTCGATTATGTCATTGGCCTGAGCTATCAATGGGCGACCATCTGTGCCTATCCATGCCGAGGGATTAAAGGTATTGCTTTCCGAACCAGTGGCTTCTGTGAGCAGATATCTGGTGCCTGTTACTGCCGCTGGCAATCCAGCACCAGGGCCACTGATCAAGGGATTTATCACTGCATTAACCGGAAGCATGGTATTTGCAGGAATAGTATCTGTGTCAAGATCAAATAGCAAGAAACGATCATCTGTGGGATCGTATGTCACGGTTCCTGTGACCTCACTGCCATCTTCTTGATCCAATACTATATAGCTAATTCCAGGCCGCAGCACGCCATATTCTCCTACCACGGCTGACCACAACAGATTGCTGGGTGGCGAATCTGCCGGAGCTAGGCTTGAGTTTGATTGATCTACCACCTGCTGTGGCCTCAATGCTTGTATCTTGTTCCCGATCAACAAGGCCTGATAGTTATATGGGGTGAACTTTTGTCTGGTGCCCAACAATAGATCATTGTTCAAGATAGCATTAGCAGCATCACCCTTGGCATCATAGATACTGGCCACGATACGTTCAACCACACCCAGTTTCTTGACCTTGGCAGGACTGCTAATCCAGATAGGCAAGTTGAATGTGAGAGTGCAGATATCGATAGGATCATCTGTGCCCTGCGGAATAGTCCTACTGCTCCATACCACGCTTTCCAATTCACATGTGCTGAGACTGGTCCAGTCCAGATAATTGTCTGTGCTCTGTATTTCCAAGGCAGGATTGAACAGCACCATCATTTGTTCCAAGAGCTGGAACTTCTGGTTGGTGTTGGAAGTCCAGATATCTAGCTTGAGCGTGAGCTTGTAGGGCACAGGCATCAAACGCTCAATGGTGAATGCATTGCCCTGTGTGGTTTCGTAGGTGTCGGTGTTTTCATCATAGGTGCGCTGGCGCACCTGTATGTTGCTTACGAAGTATGGCTCCTGCATGCGAGGGCGATCATAGTCCAATGCGCTGATATAGAATGTCATCAGCGGTGTTGACGGCATCTGGTTGGCCGAGTTCTGCTGCATGATAGTGCTGGCTTGCCTTGAGCTGTCACCATAGCGCACAGGCACCCGGATCAGTGCATGATTAGTGCCTTCTTCATTGCGTCCATATTCGATGCTGAAGTTTGAAAAGATCCTGGCAAACTGCAAAAGGAAACGACGTATTTGTTCGTCATAAAAAAATTGTGCTCCGGCCATATTATATTACCTCACATTTTCCATTATGATATCGAGCAAAAATATTGCCACCAGTTATTTTCTTACAATGTAAACAAGATACTAAATTTTGTTTTTTGCCTTTCATTGATCCACCATCTTTTCTTTTCCATCCACCGATATTATTAGAAGCATGTCTTAACTTATGCACTTGCTGCATTTTTTTGATGCTTTCTGGACTATGTTTTTTATTATTTCCTGTTTCTCTATTGTTATAAAGAATAATTCCTTGTTGCCTTAATCGATTGGCCCAAATGGTTTCGAGACCGTTCAGTTGATCAATTGATGTGGCTTGATCAACCACCTGCCAATCAAAATTCTCGATACCATGCTTTCTCATGCTGTCATAGAGATGACTTTTTTTATTTTTACGCATCATATCACAATGGCTATACCAGCGCATTTTTGCATTTAACTGTATAGTCTGCCCTACATAAACTTTGCCATTGACTAGATTGGTAATTGTGTAGATATACACATTAGCCTCCGTTGTCTGCGTTGGGTTTGAGAAGTTGGCTGAGACTCTGACGACTGGGTATGAGTCCACGATCTGTTGTGGGAACCACTGCATCGTTGTTGACGAATCCTGCCCTGAGTGTCTTGGCGCTTTGGTCCAGATCCAGGCCGGTGCGCACCTTGTCTTCGATCTTGATCCAAGTTATGCCGTTGTAACGGAACAAGCGATTGGGCACATAGTCCAATCTCAGCGCATAGTCTCCAACCTTGGGATTGGGTGGGAAGCTCACGCCTGGTGTCACAGGCAAGCCGTTGGGTGCTATCCCATCGCCTGTGAGATAACCCATGGTGTAGCCATCGCTGGTGGGCGTGATATTCTCGCCAGGCTGTGTGCCGTCCGCTGTGGGATCAGTGTCATCTGCGGTGAGTCCTGTGCCTGCTGGCTGACCACTGGGTGTGGTAGGCAGTATAAAGAACTTCACAGTGTCGTAACCCGACAGCGGCACATCCACTCCAGCTTGGATCAAGATAGCATCGTTGATTTCCAAGTCCTTGGGCCTGGTACTCTGCTTTTCGGCAATGGTGTTGGGAGTCTTTGGCGTCCAGTATGCGGTATCTGTTATGGGTGTACCAGGAGGCACGTTCTGAGCCGCGGTATAATAGCTGTCACCGTCCTTCACGATAGTGCCTGCGGGATAGAAATTGCCATTGTCCCAGATGTTGTCGGGCTCAAAGGGCTTGTTGGTGATGTCATTGTATTCCTGTGCGTTGACCATGGGCGTGGCTTTCACGCGCCATACGTGGGGCAACCATGTTTGGCTGAAACCCTCAGAAGCAAACGATGCATCCTGGATCACATAATATTTGGGTAAGGCCAGGGCCAAGGTGGTATTCAGGGGATTGTAGTCCTTGAGATTGGGCACCTCTAGCACATCACCTACCATGAGCTTGCGCCCAAACGTGTCAATCATGTCATTGTAGTGGAACGAAATAAACAGGGTATCATTGTTCAGGAACAGACCAAACTGCGTAAGGTTGAAATCTATGTCCTGGGTGCGATATACGCCGCGCATGACATAAATGTTGGCATCGTATTTGCGGTCCCGGTTTTCCAACAGCAGTAGATCTTCGATGAATAGCGGATCGCTGACATCATAAACGGGCAGAGTAGCATCATTGTCGCCCACATCCCCCGGACTTGGGCCCAGGTATTTGTGGACGTAAATATCCAATCCGCCCACGGTGAACATTTCCGAAATGGTGCGATCGAAAAAGCGATAATCGTTGGTTTTATTAGGACGGTATAAGCTGAGTCTTTGCATGATCTTGTATTTATGGGCTAGGTTGACCAGAAAAGGCAATTATCATAAAATACTGTTATGGATGAAATACTGCAAAATCTGATGCAACGCTCGCTGGATATCAGCAGGCAAATCGCACTTCAGCGCATGCCACAAAGCAGCCGGCAGGACCTGCGCAGGATGATGGGAGTGGCAGATGATCTGGTCAGAGATCTCAGCCGCGAAGGGGTGAACTGCCGTAGATTGCGTCGCCAGACCCGGCGGTTTGATGAGATCGCTCAACAAGCTGAGCAAGCCTTGCTCAATGTAGAGCAGCACCTGTTGTTGGCCCGACTGAGATATTGACATGAAAATAATCCGAATAGATCGTCGTTTCCGAGTGCATAAACAGGGATTCACTGTGGCCCTACGGTTCGACAATTACCGAGATGGCCGGGACTATGATAGGGCTTGCTACCGCATCTTCGGCAGTCCATATTATCCAACTATTGAACCAATTTGGAAAGATTATTTTGGCCGTCGGTGCCGTGAGTCTCGTGTCTACTACATCGCGTTCCGGGACGAGAAGTATATCACCTGGTTGCAGCTGGCCATGCAACAGGTTGACCCAGAATGAAAACTGTGTTACAATAGCCTTTTAGCCTCAAGGAGCACACATGGCCACAGCCCGCAAAGCCCAGCCCACTGCCCGACCCGCGGTGCGAGCATTGATTCCCAAAAGCGCCGACACCAAATACACAGGTGATGAACCTGAGTGGCGTTTGCAGCCCACGGAAAACCGTACCGGTCATCTCAGCAAGGCCCTGGCCTGGTACAATTATTTCTACGGCAAGAAAGAAGCCAAGGACATGATCTTGGCCTGGATGGAGCACAACGATGCCAAACTGGACGCCAAGCGAGTGCGCACCCTTCCGGACAGCGCATTCACCACCACCCTGGGCTTTGTCTGTAGAATGAACATGGTAGGTCTGGAGCTCAATGACCGTGAAAGCCGCTACGTGGCCGATGGCATCCAGGCCCTGCTGGCCCTCAAGCAGGCACCTGCAAAAACCACAGCTGAAGTCGAAGCCGCAGCAGCAGCCACCGCAGCAGCCAAGCCCAACATCCAGGATCGCCTGCGCGAAAAGGTGAGTGAATGTGCGGGAGAACTGGAGGGCCTGTATGATGAGTTCCGTGCCAGTGGCTGCCGGCTCACAGCAGACTACAAGCCCATGAGCATCATGCGTGGCATGAACATCGCACCACAGATGGTGAATGATATCGCTGCCATCTGGCGGGCACACCAAGCGGAACTGGAACTGGCACTCAAGGGCAAGGATGCCCAGCTGGTGGAAGGCTACGGTCACCTGGGCCGCAATGAGCTCAAGAACATGGTCAAGTTTTGCGAAGCTGTGATCAATGACTGCGGTGCTTATGTGCAGATCAAGAAAGTGGAGCGCAAGCCGCGCAAGAAAAAGGCTGTGCCTCCCGAAAAGCAGGCCGCCAAGTTCAAGTATCTTGCCACTTTCCCCGAGCTCAAGCTCACATCAGAGCCCGCGCATCGCTTGGTGAACTGTGCCGAGGCCTGGCTGTATCATACCAAGAAGCGCAAGCTGATCCATGTGGTAGCGGACAGCCACGTGGGCAGTTTCACCGTGAAGAACAATGCCATCATTGGCTTTGATACTGCTGAAAGCATCCAAAAAACGCTGCGCAAGCCAGCAGAGCAGATCAAGGCGCTCATGGCCGGGGGCAAGCCTGCTGCCCGCAAGGTGTTCAAGGATATCAAGGCCACTGAGACCAAGTTCAATGGGCGTGGCACTGAAGATATCGTGATCCTGCGAGCCTGGTAACGCACACTAAATACGGGGGCAAGGAGCCCCCGTATGGCTGAAACCACACTCGAAACGCTGAAACAAAACCTCATAGATTATGTGCAACTCCAGCTGGCCAATCAGATCATCGACATTGAGCTAGACCCTGCACACTACGAAGCTGCATACCAAAAAACCATTGGCGTGTATCGCCAGCGAGCGCAGAGCGCCTACGAAGAAAGCTACAGTTTCCTGACCCTGGTGCGGGATGTGCAGATCTACACCTTGCCCCAGGAAGTGATACAGGTGCGCCAGATCTTCCGCAGGACTTTTGGTGACAGCACCGGTAGCCAAGCCAGCAACTTTGACCCATTCACACAAGCCAGCTTGAACGTGTATCTCATGAACTTCAACGTGGCAGGCGGCTTGGCCACCTATGACTTCTACACCCAATACGTGGAACTGGCCGCCAGGATGTTTGGTGGTTTCGTGAACTACACCTGGAACCCTGTGACCAAGAAATTGCAGATGGTGCGGGATTGGCGTGGCACAGGCGAAAACGTGCTGTTGTGGACCTACAACTTGAAACCCGAAATCAGCCTACTCAGCGACTTCCAGATCAGCCAATGGATCCGGGACTACATGGTGGCCAATTGCAAATACATCATCGGTGAAGCCCGTGAAAAGTTTGGCACTATCGCAGGGCCACAGGGTGGCGGCACACTCAACGGCAGTGCCATGAAAACCGAAGCTCAAGCCCAAATGGATAAATGTGTGGAAGATTTGCGCAACTATGTGGATGGTTCGCAGCCCCTGACCTGGATTATTGGTTAAACACCGATTGCTCACTATGCGGTGCCATGCTATAATACAGCATGGACTTGATGATCGACTTGGAAGGTTTGGGCACTGGCCCCGATACCACTATCTTAACAATCGCTGCCCAGGCGTTTGATCCACTTGGTGATGGTCACTATGACCAGTTCTACTATGCCAGGGTCACCCTGGAAAGCCAGGAAAATCGCAGCATCCAGCAGGGCACCATAGACTGGTGGGCCACGCAACCTGCTGCGGCCCGGGACGAAGCCTTCAACGAGCAAGGGCGCATCCCCCTGGATCAGGCCCTGGATGAGCTGGGCAAGCTGATCTGGCACGCCAAGCGTGTGTGGGCGCAGGGTCCCACATATGACATGAACATCCTGGAACACGCATACAAGAGCTACAACAAGCCCATCCCCTGGCAATTCTACTCTGTGCGCGACAGCCGCACTGTGTTCAGCTTGTGGCCCGATCTGGAAAAGCCACCCACCAGCCACCATGCTCTAGAGGACTGTAGGCGCCAGATCAAGCTGCTGCAAGAGACTCTGGCTTACTTCAAGATAAAGGCCCTGGTATGATCATTGGTATTTGTGGATTCATAGGCTCTGGCAAGGATACCATAGCTGACTACTTGGTGAATGTGCGCCAGTTCCGGCGCATGAGCTTTGCTGGCACGCTCAAAGATGCTGTGAGCGCGGTGTTTGGATGGGATCGAGAGTTACTGGAAGGGCGCACCCGAGAAAGCCGCATCTGGCGCGAGCAGCGGGACGAGTGGTGGAGCCAGCGTTTAGGACGTGATATCACGCCCCGACAGGTGTTACAGCAGTGGGGCACAGAAGTAGGCCGCCAAGCCTATCATGACGAGATCTGGGTGGCCAGCCTGGAGAACCGTTTGCGCAACAGCCAAAACAATGTGGTCATCACAGACTGTCGTTTCCCCAATGAGATCCAGGCCATCCGCCAAGCCCAGGGCCTAGTGATTCGTGTGCGCCGTGGCCCCGAGCCCGAGTGGTATGATCTAGCTGTGGCTGCTAACCGTGGGGATTGGGTGGCACGTGAGCAGGTAAACGGTCTCCTCGTGCATGCCAGCGAAACTGCCTGGGTAGGCACCGAGTTTGATGCTGTGATCGACAACAATCACAGTTTTGATTCCACGTTCCGGCAAGTGGAATCTGTGTTAGCGGGCCGCTAGACATCCGCTTCAAGATCGCCCACACGCCAGGGTAGATCCAGGCGCTGCACTTCCACAGCGCAGTTCTGGCATATGGTGCGTAGATTGCGCGCCTGACAATTCCGCATATCACCATCAATGTGATACACCAGTAACTGGGCTGATACCTTGGCCCTGAACCCACAGCGATCGCATGTGGGTTTTTTCTTGTATCCCTCTGACTGCCACTTGGGCTGTGCAGGTTTAATCTTGCGCCCACGACGCAGGCATGCTTCGCAGCGACTGCGATAATATATCTTGCCATTACGGTGGCAGTTCACCGCACACAGTCTTTGATTGCAAGCAGGGCACAAGGGTCGATCCATATGGTACTTAGCCATAAACCGTACCGTAAGGGCGCCTATCGCCGGGAGTTTTGAGCCATTCCGCTAAATATCTACAACTTCGGAAGGAACAAAAAATGGCACTAACATCACCTGGCGTACAAGTAACAGTAATTGACGAGAGTCAATATATCCCAGCAACCACTAACTCAGTACCTTATGTGCTGATCGCCACAGCGCAGAACAAAGTTTCTGGTGCAGGCGTAGGCGTAGCAGCTGGAACTCTCAAAGTCAATGCAGGCAAGGTTTACACAATAACCAGCCAACGCGATCTCAGCAACACATTTGGTGTGCCTTTCTTCTACAAAACCACTGCTGGCACCCCCATCAATGGTTACGAACTCAACGAATATGGACTGTTGGCTGCTTATTCGGCCCTGGGAATCACCAACCAGGCCTATGTGCAACGTGCCGACATCGACCTAGCTGAACTCACAGCCTCATTGACTCGCCCCACTGGTGCGCCTAACAACGGTGCTTTTTGGCTCAATACCGCCAGCACACTATGGGGTCTGTTCCAATGGAATATCACCACAGGTGCGTTCACTAATCAAGTTCCTATGGTAATAACCAGCACTGTTGATCTAATGCCCAGCAGCTCGGTGCCATTGCAAACCATTGGTAGCATTGGTGATTATGCTGTCACAGCTACCGATGTGCATCTTCCAACATATTTCAAGCGTGGTGGTCCTACTTCAACACAGACCACTGCCACTGAACTCAGCGATTATTACAATACCTGGGTACAAGTAGGCAGCGATGATTGGAAAACAGCGTGGCCCACAGTCACAAGCACAGCAACTTCGCCAACTCTGACCGGCAATAACACGATCATCATCAACGGAACCACTGTCACAGTGCCTTCAGGAACACCCACAGTGGTAGGATTGAGTGCTGCTATCAATTCAGCCAACATCACTGGCGTTTACTCGGGCGTGATTGATGGCAAACTCAGTATCTATTGCAATAGCACAGCCACAGCCGACGGCAGCACAGCTGGCACAGGTGCGGTCATACTCAGCAATGGCATAGGCACTACCTTGACCACCCTGGGCATAACCGCAAATAATGTTTACTATGCTCCAGAATATTACACCGGGTACAGCTATGAAGCACCTCGTTGGAGAAGCACCGACAATCAGCCAGAGCCCACTGGTAGCGTATGGCAGAAAACCAACAATGTGAACCTTGGTGCCAATCTTGTGTTGAGCCGATACAATTCAGCATTGGCTACCTGGATCCAACAAAGCTGCAACATTTATTCTACTTTGCCCGCAGCGATCTATGCACTAGATCCATCCGGAGGCGGTATCAATATTCCGGTAGGAACCACCATAGCTAGGACCAATCCCACCTATAGTAGCCTGCCTGTTGCTGGCATGGAAATATATGAAAAGGTCATAGCCGGAGCCACGATAGTCACAGGCAATACCAACACGCCGGGACCATTCGTTATCAACAACACTTTCACTATCGCTGCAAGCGAACCAAGTTCTCCTACGCTGACCAGCCAGGTCACAGCAAGATTGTTGGGAACCACAGTAGCTGATTTCATCGCAGCGGTCAGTGCAGCCAATGTGCCCAATGTGAGCGCTAGTGTAAACAGCGATGGTGCCATAGTGTTCACACATGCCACAGGTGGTGTGATATCCTTGGTCAACCAAACCGGAAGCCCTGTGACCACTGCTGGATTTAGTCCCAGTGTCAATCCATCAGAAGGCGTGTTGCCAGGGCCCAATGGTACATCAATATTGAGCCCATTCCTCACAACACCATATTTCACTTATGCGGCCAGTGCTACCACACCATATCAAGATCCAGCAGATGGTCGTTTGTGGTATTACAGTGCCACCAACCAGGTGGATATCATGATCCA